GGTTCGCCGCAGGTCTGCCGGGTTCAAGATGTCGCCCTCACCGAGCGTCACTAGCGCTGCCTAACCCACCGTAATCGCCTCCGGCTAGCTACCGGGGGTAGGAAGGCCCCGTCTCCCGGCGGGGCCTTTCGCATATCCGGGAGATGCTCATGGGCGCTGGCTCACTCACCAAGATTTGCGAACTCGACGGCTGCGAGAGCGTCGTTCGCGCACGAAAGATGTGCTCGACCCACTACAACCAGGCCGTTTACGGGAGCGCTCGGCACCGTAAGGCGGCTCAGTGCGAGCTCTGTGGGCGGGACTACGAGGCCCAGCGCAAGGGTCAGCGGTTCTGCTCGCTGCTCTGTCGCAGCGGCGGCGTGTTCGCCATGGGCGAGACGACCGAGGATGAGCGCAGGATGTGGCGCGAGGCGCGCAGGCGCAGGCGGGCCATCATGCGCGGCATCGAGGTCGAGGACTTCACCGACCGGGAGATCTACGACCGAGACGGCTGGCGCTGCCGGATCTCCGGCTGTGGCAAGCGGGTCAGGCAGGAGCTGCGCTGGCCTCATCCGATGTCGGCTTCGCTCGATCACATCGTCCCGTTGACGGTCGCAGGCGCGAGCCACACCCGCCGAAACGTCCGGCTGGCTCATCTCGTCTGCAACACGCGCCGGGGTAACCGCATCGGTACTGAGCAACTGGCCCTGATCGGATAGGTGAGCGATGCCTAGTGGTGGCGCGCGCACCCGGTCCGGCCCCGCTCCGGATCCCACTGCCCTGCGCCGGGAGCGAGACGCCGGCGAGTGGACGGAGCTTCCCGGCATCGGCCGGCTGACCGAGGCGCCCGAGTGGCCCCTAGCGGGCCAGAGCCTGCGCGAGCGGGAGCTGTGGGCGCGCCTCTGGTGCATGCCGCAGGCTCTGATGTGGGAGCGGTTCGGCCAGGAACTTGAGGTCGCCCTGTACGTCCGCCAGCTTGAGCGGTTCGAGCAGCCGCGGTCGGCGATCCTGCTGGGCACCCTCGTGCGGCAGATGGCGGACTCGCTGGGCCTGACCACGCCGGGGCTACGGGCGAACCGCTGGAAGATCATGCGCGACGAGGCGGACACGGCACCGACGGCCCAGCCGGACACGCCGCGGCGATCGAGCCGGAACCGGCTGAAGGTGCTGCAGGGTGGCGACAGCGCCTGAGTTTGTCGTCGACTTCCCCACGCTGTGGGTGACCTGCGACTGGATCGAGCAGCACTGCCGGGTTCCGGACGGCTTCCGCAAGGGCGAGCCGTTCGAGATGTACGACTGGCAGCTCTGGTCCACCGCGAACCACTACCGGGTCCGCCCTACGGCCCGGCTCGGCCAGTTAGCACCGGCGTTCTTCCACCGCCGCTCACAGGTCGTGGCGCCGCAGAAGACGGGCAAGGGTCCGTGGACCGCGGCGATCTGCGCTGCCGAGGGTGTCGGCCCGGTCGTGTTCGCCGGCTGGGCGGCCGGCGGCGAGGTGTACGACTGCCGGGCGCACGGCTGCGGCTGCGGCTGGCGGTACGAGTACGAGCCGGGCGAGCCGATGGCGATCCCGTGGCCGACGCCGCTGATCCAGATCACGGCGTTCTCCGAAGAGCAGACCGACAACGTGTACCGGCCGCTGCAGGCGATGATCCGGGTGGGTCCGCTGGGCCAGTTGATGAAGGTCGGCGAGGCGTTCATCCGGCTGCCGAATGACGGCCGGATCGATGTGGTGACGTCCTCGGCGCAGTCCCGGCTGGGTAACCCGGTCACGTTCGTGATCCAGGACGAGACCGGTATCTGGACGGTCACGAACAAGATGGACCGGGTGGCTACTACGCAGCGCCGTGGCGCGGCGGGCATGGGTGGCCGGACGATGGAGACCACGAACGCGTGGGATCCGTCGGAGGACTCGGTGGCTCAGCGCACGTCGGAGTCGACGCGGCCGGACATCTTCCGCTTCCACCGCCTGCCGCCGGCGAACCTGTCGTACCGGAACAAGGCGGAGCGTCGCCGGATCCACCGGCACGTCTACGCCGGCTCGACCCACGTCGACCTCGACGCGATCGAGGCCGAGGCCGCGGAGTTGATGGAGAAGGAAGCCGCGCAGGCGGAACGCTTCTTCGGCAACCGGATCGTCTACGGCGCTGGCGCGTGGTGCGACGGTGAGAAGTGGGACGCCCGGGCGGACCCCCGGCTGGTCGAGGACCGTACCGCGGTGGTGCTGGCCCTGGACGGCTCCGATGTGGACGACTGGACGGTCATCCGCGCCGAGACCGAGGACGGGTACCAGTTCACCCCGATGTACGGCCCGGACAAGCGGCCGACGATCTGGAATCCGGCGGAGTGGGGCGGCCAGGTGCCGCGCCTTGAGGTCGATGCCGCAGTTCATGAGCTAATGACCCGGTTCAGGGTGGTCCGGTCATACGACGATCCCCCGTACTGGTCGAGCGAGATCGACGCGTGGGCGGCGAAGTACGGCGAGAAAGTCGTGGTCCGCTGGGAAACCTACCGCCCGGTGCAGATGCACGCCGCAGCGGAGCGGCTGCTGACGGACGTGAACAAGGCCGATTCGGCCTGGACGCATGACGGTTGCCCGTTCACCGCGACGCACGTGCGGAACGCCCGCAAGCTCGCTCGGCCGAGTCAGCGGTACGTGCTGGGCAAGCCGAGTCAGACGCAAAAGATCGACGCCTGCGTGACTTCGATCATCTGCCATGAGGCAGCCAACGACGTCACCGCCGCGAAGCTTTGGCCCAAGCCGCGCCGCAAAGTCATCGTCATGCGATAGGGGGTGCGGTGGCGCTCCCAAGCAACGATCAGGAATGGGTCACCCGCCTGTCGCAGATGCACGACTTCGAACGTCCACGCATGAGGCTGATGGACGACGAGTATGAGTTGCGGGCGCCAAGGTCATACATGCACCCGGAGATCCTGCGGGAGTTGGGTGACCGGCTGGCGCAGGTTGTCATCGCGTGGCCGCTGATGGTCGTCGACTCCCTCGATGAGCGCCTCGATGTGGAGGGCTTCCGGCTTCCTGACGCGGATTCTGGCGACGATGATCTGTGGCGGGTGTGGCAGGAGAACAACGCCGACGAGGAATCGCAGCTTGCCCACGTTGACGCGCTGGTGATGAGGCGGAGTTACATCGCGGTCGGCACCAACGAGGCGGACCGGGACACCCCGTTGATGACGTTCGAGTCGCCTCTGGAGGTGTTCGCCGACGTTGACCCGCGTACCCGCAAGGTGCGTGCGGCGCTGCGCCGGTGGGTTGACAACCACGACTCGATGGTTCGGGCGACGGAGCAGTACGCCACCTTGTACCTGCCGGACCGCACGGTGTTTTACGAGCGCAGCGGCACGTCGGGTGCCGGTGTTGGCACCGGTGTTGGTCTCGGCACGGGTGGCTGGGTGGAGACGGACCGGGATGAGCATGGTCTCGGTGAGGTGCCGGTGGTGCCGATCGTGAACCGGGCCCGGCTCGCGGATCGGTGGGGGCGGTCGGAGTTCGCGCCGATTCTGCCGTTGGCGCACGCCGCGAATAAGATCGCCACGGATATGATGGTGGCAGCCGAGTTCGTGGCGTTGCCTCTGCGGGCCATTTTCGGTGTCGGCCCAGAGGACTTCGAAGACGTGGCCGGTAACAAGCTGACCGCGTTGCAGGCGATGCTCGGCCGGCTGCTGACGATGCCTGACCCCGACGGGACAGTTAAGCCGTTCCAGTTCCAGCCGGCGGACCTGTCGAACTTCCACACCACGATCGACGCGATCGCGAAACTCGTGGTTTCGATCACCGGGCTGCCGCCGCACGCGTTGGGTTTCACCACCGACAACCCGGCCAGCGCGGACGCGATCCGTTCGGCTGAGGCCCGGTGGGTGAAGCGGGCTGAACGCAAGCAGCGCGCGTTCGGCGGTTCGCATGAGCAGGCGATGCGCCTGGTACGCCGATTCCAGACCGGTGACTGGGACCCGGCCCTGAGACGGCTGGAGACGATCTGGCGTGACGCCAGCACCCCGACGATCGCGCAGAAGGCCGACGCCGCGGTGAAGCTGTTCAACCTGCCGCAGCCGATCGTGACACTGCCGCAGGTCCGCCGCGACCTTGGCTACACCGACGCGGAAATCGCCCGGATGAAGCAGGACGACGCTGACCAGCAGGCGAGCGACCTAGCGGCATTCCAGATGCAGACCGCCGCGCAGACCGCTGGGCAGCCGCCAACGGACAACACCGGTGCCCCCGCCGACAACACAGCTCCCGTCGCAGCCTGACGGGCCCGCCGACGGGATCCTGTCGACGCTCGGCGGCCCAGGTTTGGCGCGGCTCGCCGCGGCTCACCGGGCGCGGCAGCAAGCCCTCGCCCTACTCGCCCGGACCCACCTTCGGCGGCTATGGCGGTTCGTGGACCCGCGGAACCCGCAGGGCTCCTGGGCCCACGTCGCACCCCGGGCCAGCGCGGTGATGAGCACCGC